CTAATACTAATACTGATACTATACTACACCACACTAACGACTTCATTGACCTTTAATGTCTCACCGTATGGATTAAAAATACACACCACCTGTCAATAAAATTGATGTATTTTTATTGAAATACTCTATTGCAAAATACAAAACATGGCATCATTTATTGAAAGCGAACATATAATGAATTGGTTTGATAATAACCATGAAAATATATTTTACACAGGTTTACCTGCAGAGTTCAAAAGAATATTACCATCAAAATTGACAAAAATAATAAGTACTGTATTTGAGTTAATTCGAGAATACCCTATAGATTTACAAAAACTCAAAGAAATCAAGGCATATGCAAAGGAGTTAATAGATGCATATTACACCAAATATATATCAGGTTCTCTACCAACTTATATATATTTTGTATCAAATCGGGTCGTAATAGATATAAAACGTATTATACATCAAAACAAATAGCCATACCAGGAAACTTTTGTAAAATCACTCCTATCGATATGTGGTTCGTATGGATCGAAACACCATATGGTAAGACATTATTCAATACATAACCCAAAAGATATAAAAAATAACCGGTAGTAAAATACATAATGCTCGTTTGCGATTTTCCACAAGGCAGGTACGGAAATGCTATTTTCCGATATTTAGCAAGTTCTCTTTTTTGTATTTTATATGATGCAGATAGAACCTATGAAGAAACAGATTGCGATACCGTTTTTTCAGATACTGACTTTATTGAATGGTCAACCCAAATATTGTACAATAATGTATCCACTATAGACACTACAAAAAAATACATATTTCTGGGATACTATCAGCACGATAAAATATTCCAAAAATATAAATCACTATTAATTGAACATATTCATCGTCATCCAAATGACCGACTTATTACCGATGGATATAAACCAGGCGGCAAAGGATTATACCACTATAATGTGGTGAAATACGCCGCGATAGACTTGGTCCAACATAGAAATACCTTCCCTCTACACGACATAGTAGTGCATTTGCGTCTGGAAGATTTTGTCTATGTAAATCAATGTATACATCCTAAATATATAGCCGATGTATTAGAGAACTTTGGAGAAAAACAAATATGCTTCGTTGTAAATAATCCCAAAACGCCATTTGAACATAGATATATCTCCTATTTTGAAAGCAAGTTCTCTATTATATGCGAATCCAATGACCCAGTTACAGATTATCATATTATCAAAAATGCAAAAACATTAGTATGTTCTCGTTCAACCATGTGCTGGGCCGCCGCCTTTTTTTCAGATACACTTGAAACGGTATATTTTCCGAATTATACAAACCCTTCTCATATACACGAAACATTTAAACAACCAATTGAAAACACTGTGCTATATGATATAAAGCTTTCATCTGAATACGAAATTAATGTGTTTTTTGATGAAAATGGCATCTAAGACTTATTGTCTGACCGTATGGTCAGCATGATGCTAGTTGTATGGACTATGATGCCCCGGGGGCATCAGTCCACACAGCTAGACATTATATACAAACTATATGCATATTGGTAATACATATAGTTCTCACCATTTTATTATCGATAGAAAATTGAAATACTTTTTTTATAAATACACTATAACATTTCTAAATAACCAATTATTATACGAAACCTGTAATCTATTTCAATTCACTATTTTATACAAAATGTCTGCTCAAAGAGAACAAGTCGAGTGCTGCATTTGCATGGATGTCATCAATACGTCATCCAACAATTGCGTAACTCCCTGTGGCCATTCCTTCTGTTTCGAATGCCTAGCAAAAGCACTTGCTCAAAACAACACTTGTCCTTGTTGCCGAGCTGTGCTGATGGAAGAACAAGAAGAGGATGGGTCCGAGTATTCAGAATACTCTGATGAAGATGACGAAGAAGAAACTGAGGTTTTCAGTGACGAAGCATTGGATAGCTTCCGTTTATTCATGGTAAGAACAACCCGAGAAGTGGCTTCATCTGAAACCACAGAGGGCGAGGTAAGCGATGATTATATGATTGAAAATGAAGAACCTGTAGAAGAAGAAACTGAGGAAGATGCGGAAGAAGATGAAGAAACTGACGAAGAAACCGCAGAAGAAGACATTCTTGCGGAAGTGGAAGATATTACTGCTAAATTGCAAGGGCGTGGAATTACCATGCTAGACTTGGTCGCTATGTTAACTGATAGAAAAAGCACAAAAATCGCAAAGCATACTGACAGATTTATGAATGCATTGGATGCTATTTTAGACAATGCCATTGAAGACTGTGACCGAGAGGCCAAAGAACGTGCTCAAGCCGCTACAAGTGAAACCCCAATCGCCTAAACTAAAAAAATATATGAATGTTGTTGTATAAATCATATTTGCATTACATGTAATAATAATTATCTTTTTAATGTCTAGCTGTGTGGACTGATGCCCGAGGGCATCATAGTCCATACAGCTAGCATCATGCTGACCGTATGGATTAAAAATCCATACGACCAGACATTAATGACTGGTCGCGTGAATTGTAGTTTATAAGGAGTATTTTTATTGAAACATCATTAGTATTTGGTGCATATCATTTGTAAAATATATATTAGGAATAGTAATAGGTATAGTAATATTTGGCACCATAAATGTAATATTGATGTCATTTTTCAGTGTTACAACAAATTGTTTATGTTTCAATTGAGGCATTTTAATGTCTAGCTGTATGGTGTGATGCCCCTGGGCATCACGTTCCATACATCTAGCATCATGCTGGCCCGTATGGATTTTTAATCCATACGGACAGACATTAAATGTAAATCGCATATCTGCCTCTGAGAACCAGGTATGAAACATACATACCATAGATAGGCATAAAATAAATGACAATGACAATGACATAGTAATAATATATCTATAACAGGAATACATGCAAATTATTTTATTATGTAGACTTCAATTTTGTGGTAATTTGTAATATGATTTTATCCATTACGGATGATTTATCGTGAAATACAAACAATCTACATTGTACCTCACTGCGTAGACTAAAATCCTCTTCACAATGTATTCTTGCTAAATATTTCAACTCGTTTATATAAACGGCATATTCATATTCTGCACTTTGTTGTTGTTTCTCAAATATCACCCCAGAATATGTTTTGTATCCATCTGGTTTATACAAATCCTGTATGTTATAGCATATATGCACTAATTCACACGTCGTCTGTGTTCTCCGAATTGCTCTCATCATATTATTTATATAACAGAGTTTAGGAGAACTTGTCCATCTTTCCATAAATTGCACCATATCAGTAGTAACAATATTCCCCATTAATCCCCATAAATAAATCTGATTAAGTAAATCAACCAAACGGCGTATTGGACTAGTAAAATGAACATAGTTCTCCAATAACATTGCCGAATGTACATATTTTTCACCGTCTTGGAAAATGCGATATTCTGAACAAATATGATTATAGAAATTATATAGCATACGCTCTGTTTCTATATCCAGTGTTTGCGACCCGGTTGCGTTTACCGCATTCTCCATAGGGTCTGAAGGTTGACTTGTTGCCAAACGAAAAATCCCCACCTTATGTTTATACAATACATCTCCAACGGATTGGTTCATTTTAATCATCCAATATGCAACCACTTCATGGCTGTCTTTGACAGAGGGGTCCATTGTGTTTGTTATATGAAAGAGTTTTTGGTATCGAATATTTAGCAATAAGTTCTCTTTTTCATATCGATAGTTTTTCTTTACTATTATTTTCGTATTGCTAAAGGAAACTGTATTAGAACCATCAGACGAAATTACATAATCCATCGCTATAGCAAATCGTGTATGTTTTTCTATTAAACTACATAAGTTCTCCGATAAATGCGGGGGTAACATGGGTATTTTCCTAGTTGGTAAATAAACGGTGGAAACTCGTTCGCTATATGTTGACCAACCGTCCAATGCTTGGAGCCATACAAGTACATTGGATATATAGATAGATATACGCATTGACCCATCTTCTGGGTTCTCTGTAATACTCATCGCATCATCATAGTCAGTTGTTGTATCATTATCTATACTAAATATGTATTCACTAGTACGGTCTTCCGGCGTGTATTGCTGTGTTATAGAATGTATCAGACTTTTTTCATCTGTTTCTGCGAACTTGGTTTTGATATGTTGCGAATATTGTGTAATAGGTACATGTACGGATTTACATTGGATTTGGTATTTCTCAAATGCATCATATGAATTGACTGGTCCAAATGTTTCTGTAAGTTCTCCTAATGGATGCTTGTCTTGCCAATGGATATATTTTATACAGACGTATTTATTTGGTATATATTTTGATAACTCCATTCTCAAGTCATATGGCACTAAGAATACAGGTAAAGCGCGGTTATGAGGTATACATTTATACAATAATCGCTTTTTATTTGTAGTACGTCCGTATGTCTTTCCGTCCGCTAATACCAAAATAGCTGGGATGGTAATGGATGATGCAAGTTCTCGCAATGGGGATTTCAAAAGATGGAATGTACCATCTTCAGTAAAATGAAAATAGTCGCCATCCATTAATTTGTGAGATAATGGATGAAATGTCTCGGGCAAACCTAACGGCCCGGGGCGGGCTTCGCCCGCCTGCGTGTCATGTTCCACCGTCCAGTTCAAATATTCGCGGTCTTCAATATGTATGATATACTGCATTTTGCGTTATAGGGGGGTGTAGTAAAATAAGAATATATTTAGCCATTAGGTTCAATTTTATTATACATATATTCTATAAATATCTATAATTAAAATGGCTTATAAAACACTAAAATCCCTAAAAATGAATAAAAAAACGCGCAAAAATAGAAAGGGTGGATCGCCCACTGAATGCAAAAATGCAAATGTACCGTGCGAGAGTTTAGATACACAATATACTGGAAAACTAAACCAAACATGGAAAACCTGTATTGATGTAGACGGTATAAATCATCATATTTTCTATATAACACCCAAAAATGTATTTATAAAAAGTATAGAAACTGGGCAAATACCTGAGTTCAATGTAAAAACGAAAAATGGACATACTGCATGTAAAATAATGATTGAAGATAAATACATTTCTTGCTTTTTATTTATTTGCGGAAATTGGTATGCGATTATGAGACTTTTTGGAAAAACAATCAATACAGAATACTTCGCCAGAACAGAAAAAAATAGGGCATTTTTCAAGTTAACCAATGTATCTATAGATATAGATACAAATGACCCAACCAAAGGCACTGGATTGATATCTATACCAAGTAAACATTACACAATCGTTAAGAAAAAGACTATTTTATCAACAAGTAATGCACCTACTATTCAATTGAAACCAGATAGCTTCATTAATATTAACAAAAAAAATATTGTAAATAACAAAGAAGTATTTTATGTTTTACAAATATTTAGATTGCATAAATTACTCGGAAACCATGGAAAACATATAGTAGCACACAATGTTGCCTTAGATGTTATTGAAAATATATAATAATGCCAGGTTATATGGATTTTTAATGCCTAGTTGGGTGGACTGATGCATAGGGGTATCATAGTCCATACAACCAGCATGATGCTCACCATACGGTGAGACATTACACAGTTTCTAGCATTTTTACTCTATATTTAAGCCCATTATTATAGCAATCATTGCGATATGCCTCATTGTATTTAGTCAATTGTTTTGATTCATTTATGATAGCCTCCATTGTTTCTAAATCGGAGCAATCACCATGTTTCCTCAAAAGATATTTTATTTCTTCAATTACCTGCTGTTCTGGAGCGTCTTTCCACATTTGTTCTTTATACACAATAATAAAATGGGTTGCAGCATAACAGCCTATACCCACTACATATAATAATACAAATACTCTGATAGCACCGAAAAAGAGTGAACTGATAAATAAGCTAGACATGTTAAATAGTGAGTATATGGTTAATATAGTATTCCTATTTGGATATAGTTATATTCAATTTTCTCGCACACTTGTTTATTATTTTTACTAAAAAGATAATAAATACTATTCTATATTCTACTATAGTCAACTATAGGTACTTATCTATTTTATATCATTATGCCACCCAAGTTTTATAAAAAAAAGGCTGCAAAGAAATCGGATACCGGTGTAGATATAAAAGGAGAACATAAAGACGCCATCTATTTAGTCATTGTGGAATCTCCGTCTAAATGTGCAAAAATAGAAAGTTATTTAGGCCCAAATTACCGATGTATTGCAAGCAAGGGACATATTCGTGCTATAGATGGTATTAAAAATATTGACACTAAAAATGGATATGCCATAAAGTTCTCCGTTATAGAAGAAAAAAAGGGACATATCACATTCATGCGCGACTGTATATCATCCTTTTCAAAACAGCATATTATTTTAGCAACGGATGATGACCGCGAGGGAGAGGGTATTGCATGGCATATATGCGATTTGTTCGGATTATCGGTAGAAACTACTCAACGTATTCTATTTCACGAAATCACAAAACCCGCTTTGCTAAAGGCTATACAAAATCCTACGATTATAAACATGGATTTAGTGAGAGCCCAACATGCCCGGCAAGTTCTCGATATTTTAGTGGGATATAAAGTCTCGCCCTTTTTATGGAAACATATTCATAACAATAAGACTAACGGATTGTCCGCAGGAAGATGTCAAACACCTGCTTTACGATTAGTATTTGAAAACGATAAACTAGTGAATGGTGGAGAAGTAGACACCAAATACAAAACTACGGGAGTGTTTTTCGGCAAAAACATTTCATTTCAATTAAATATGGATTTCCTACAAACATCGGAAACCCGAGAGTTTTTAGAATTATCGAAAACATTTAGGCATATGTTATCCATCGGAAAAACCAAAGAAAGTATTCGTAAACCGCCTAAACCATTCAATACATCGGCCCTTTTGCAATACGCAAGCAATACCTTACATATGTCTCCAAAGGAAACCATGAATGGGTGTCAACAGCTATACCAAGCCGGACATATCACTTATATGAGAACTGAGAACACTAAATATTCCGCCGATTTTTTGCCTAAAGTTCGCCAATTTATTTTGCAAAAATGGGAAAAAGAAGAATATGTAGGCGACTTTGAAACGATTATAAACAAGGACGAAAATAATCCGCACGAAGCAATCCGTGTTACCCATATAGAACATCCCTTTATTGCTGGATTAGAGGGGAGATTACATACTCTCTATAAACTCATTTGGCGTAATACGGTGGAAAGTTGTATGGCACCTGCAAAATATAATTGCACCCAGGTTTCAATTAGTGCTCCTAAAGATACTTCATATGTAAAAACAGTGGAAGTCCCTGTATTTTTAGGATGGAAAATAGTGGGAGAAAGAGAACCCGACCAACAAACTTTAGCAGAACAAAATAGTGGAAGTGGATTACTATTTTTTTTCCAAACCCTCAATACAAAAACCCCCGTGCAATACAACAAAATAGAAAGTGTAGTAACCATGCAACATAGATATTCTCATTATACCGAATCTAGTCTTATTCAAAAGTTGGAAGATTTAGGAATTGGCCGACCTTCCACTTTTGCGATGATTGTAGATACCATACAAGAACGCGGTTATGTGAAAAGACAGGATATAGATGGAATAAAAGTCGACTGCGCGGAGTTTGTATTGACAGAACATACTTTAGAAGAAATAGCAAAAACGAAAGTATTTGGACAAGAGAAAAACAAATTGGTCTTGCAACCGATTGGTTTAGCAACCGTAGAGTTTTTGGTTCAACATTTCCATCCTCTTTTCAATTATGATTATACAAAACAAATGGAAGAAGATTTAGAAAAAGTATCCGTTATAGATTGGCAAACTATTTGCGAAAAATGCGAGAACTTGATTAAAACATTGGCAAAACCCGTGACAAAACTAGTTAAGCCAGTATATCTAATCAGTTCGCAAGATGGTATTACACAATATGAATTATGTTTTCACCAATATGGTACATCGTTGAAACGCACCATGGAGAACGGGGAAGTCGAATACAAAAAAGTAAACCCCAAAATAAAAATAGATATAGAATTGGCTAAATCGGGGAAATATACAGCCGAAGAATTATTGGAATTGCAAAACGACCATTTAGGAATACACAATGGCGAAGAAATAATCGTGAAAACGGGGAAATATGGTCCCTATGTGAAATATGGAGAACAAACCGCTAGTTTGAAGTCTTTAGGAAAACCAGTAAACAAAATTACACTGGAAGATGTTATATCCATTATTGACCCCCCAGTCGCAAAGATAGAGGCAAGTTGCGCGGATGGCTCCGCGCCCCGGGCGCCTCCGGCGCCCAAAAATCCAAATATACTCAGAATACTCAATTCCGATATTAGTATTCGGAAAGGGAAATATGGTGCATATATCTATCATATGCCAGCAGATGCAAAAAAGCCCGTTTTTTTCCCATTAGGAAAATACAAGAGTAAATATGAGAACATGGATATAAACGAATTATTGAAATGGATAGGGGAAACGTATAACATATGTGTGATATATCAAAATAATGTCTAAATATGTGATGTGATGCCTTGGGGGCATCACGTTTCATATATTTAGCATCATGCTGACCATATGGATTAAAAATCAATATGGTCAGACAATAAATAGGGCAACGCTATGGGCAATGCGTGGTGTGATGCCCCCTGGGTATCAAGTTCCATATATCTAGTATCATGCTGACCATATGGATTTTCAATCCATACGAACAGTCATTAAAAATCCATATGACCAGACACTAAAATATGCATATATCTTAATATGGGCAAAACAAAACAAATTATTCCAATGAAAGGCGGAGAACTACCTGGGTCATGTTTAACACTCGTTAGTTATATATCATCGTTTATCGTATTTGCTACGGCTATGTACACCATATATAGACCAGTTATATCATTGTTCGGTGTCATTTTGTTATATATAATAAATCTGATTTTCTCCATATTATTGACAAAGGATTTGACTGAATCGCAAAAACAAGATACTTCGCCAATGATTGTCTATATAATAATAGCTATTCTGGGGCTAAATATTGCCTCGTCAACTATGATTATGCTTGCATTGCGAAAAATACATACAGAATACTCCAAAAATAACCAAAAAATGGAGCTCTCTGAAGCAGCGCGCAATACATTAAGCGTATACACCGCTGGATGGATATTCACTATTGTAATAGTATGGGTTTTGGCTATTTTTTATTTTTTAGAGCCCGTCAATCTAGCCTTTTTTTCCTTTGAGTTCATGGATAAGGAATTAAATCCATTGTTTATTCTATCGGGATTTATTATAAAAACCTGCGGGTCAGCATTAGCTCTAGCCATGTCTGGGTACATGGTGTACAAAGCCAATCTGTTTTTCAACGTAAAAACCAGAGTATTACTATAATTCGTGGTTACGTGGAGTGATACCCATTTGCCATCATAGTCCACCCAGCCAGGCAATAAGTATTATTTATATAAACTCGTATAAATAATAATAACCTGTTCTATATACAATATAAACAATGAAGTTCTATGAAACACATTACGAAGAATATATCCATGCAGTAGAACAATATAATATTCATCCGGAAATGATACCCATTTACGAACGATTTCCGAGAACATTATCTCAATTTGGTAATATTATTGTATATGGACCACCCGGAGCGGGAAAATACTCCCAAGTTCTCTATTTCTTGAAAAAATATTCCCCAAGTGACCTCAAATATGACAAAAAAATAACGTGCCAGACTGACAAAGTGGAGTATAATTACCATATAAGTGATATACACTATGAAATTGATATGGCCTTATTGGGATGTAATTCCAAGTTATTGTGGCACGAATTATTCATGCAAATAGTGGATATAGTCTCTGTAAAATCCGATAAAATAGGTATTATTGTATGTAAAAACTTTCATCTCATACATAACGAATTATTGGAAATATTTTATAGTTATATGCAGCATTACAATCATTCTACTTCGCACATACAAATCCGGTTTGTAATTATATCAGAACATATCAGTTTTATTCCCAAAAATATTATGCAATCATGTAAACTATTGTCTATTCAGAGACCCGCAAAACAAAAATACGTCGAACGAATAACGGATACCGACGACAAACAATATAGAGAACATACCATATCCACATTTCTGCATAGAATTACTCCGCAACCTCACAAACAGTGTGCGACTAAACTAAATAATAATACGACTATTAATGAGTGGTCGTATGGATTAAAAATCCATACGGACCGGCATGATGCTAGATGTATGGAACATGATGCCCAGGGGCATCACACCAGACATCTAGACATTAAATCGCATTCAAAGAAAAAGGTGAAACATATATTCGAATGCTTGGAACCGGAATATATAATGAATATAAAAGAAACCGAGTCGTTTTCACTAATGAATGATGGGTCTGAGATACCCAAAGACAATTTCAATACTATTTGTAATAATATTATTCAAGAACTATTGCAGTATAAAAAATTATCGTTTACGCAATTCCGAGATACCATATATGACATTTTAGTGTACAATTTGGATGTCCATGAATGTTTGTGGTATGTAGTTTCCTATTTTATTCAGCGCAATATTTTCACTGAAACCGAAATATCCGGTATAATGGAAAAAATGTATGTATTTTTAAAACAATACAATAATAATTATAGACCGATTTACCATTTAGAAAGTATTTTCTTTTATATTATAACTATCATTCAAAGCAAACACAAATGAATAGAGAACGTGCACTTGATATACTAGAAATACCCATAGAAAACCGTATACCGCCCATTTCAGATGAAATAATAAAGAAACAATATCGCGTAAAAGCATTGCAATATCATCCAGATAAAAACAATGCGCCTGACGCCGTCGCCCATTTTCAAGAAATAAAAAGTGCATATGATTATTTATTGCAGAGTTCGGGTATAGAAGACAATTCCCCAGATGAACACACCTATAGCCATATTTTGAAAATGTTTTTAAAAGGTATCTGGAAAGGAGAACATAACCACGTATTGTTCTCCATAATCATAGAAAAAATAGGAAATTGTTGCGAGGCAAAGGTAATCGAACTATTGGAAAAAGTAGATAACGACATTCTTATTAAAATACATGGCGTATTTGCTAAATATCGGTCCGCATTTCATTTTTCAGAGGAGTTTTTGAAATATGTGGAACAGGTTCTCCTAATCAAACTGAAAAAGGATGAATGTATTATACTAAACCCATCGATAGATGATTTGTTTGAGTGTAATCTGTATAAAATAACGGAAAATGGCAATACGTATATTGTTCCATTATGGCATCACGAGTTAGTATACGATAATAGCGGCAGTAACCTGTATGTGCGATGCAATCCTATCTTACCGGATACTATTTCTATAGATAGTGAAAATGATTTGCATGTTTTTGTAAAATATACTATTGCGGATATTATTGACAATGAAACCGTGGATATTGATGTTGGAACGCATAGGTTCTCTATTTATGTAAAACAATTGTATCTAAAGAGAGAACAAGTAGTGGTGTTGAAAAATAGGGGTATCCCTACTATAAATCCAGATAATATATATAGTGTGACGAAACGAAGTAATATACACATACATATTACATTGCAAACAGATGGATGAAGACGTCCATACGGTCAGGCAATAAAATTGAAATACATTTTTTTATAATCATTCTATAGTATTCCTAATACCAAACTGATTATTACTCCTATTTTCAAACCCTATTCAAACTTATTTTCAAAATGACCAGACACATTGATTTACTTATCACCAGCGAGAACGCTATCAACGAAATGGATATTATACAATCATTTCAGTATTTGAACAAATGCTCTATCCGTGAGATTATTATTAGTGAAGGTAATACAGATAATTATGCTATTATTTTAGTTGACCAATGGCATGCAGGAACGAAGTCTATTCGTCAAACCTTGATTGACGGAAAGGAAGCGATGGCAATCAGAAATCTTGATACCAATATTATCTGGATGCTATTTGAGTATAAAGGTCAAAAGGATGCCGACCTACTCAACCTTGATGTGTTACCGTCCAATGTTACAGATAACCGAGAAGACAGATTGAGCCGAAGTAACGGCATGAATGCTGCTCAGGAAGAGGACGAAGAAGATGAGATGTTACACCCCAACATCACGGATAACCGAGCAGAGAGATTGCGCCGAAGAAATGAAGATGAAACCAAATATCAAACACCTGTGCGACCAACGGCTACGCACCCGGTGGCTCCTAACGCACCTAGAAAAGAGAATATTGCTCATTATACAATGCCAAATATTGAGAGTATATCACGTAACCTGAATGCTTTGTTTGTATAACCATATATTGACATACTTATATGTATTGCATGCTTTGATGTTTATATTATTATTATTAACTAATCAACTTTTTTATTCAGAGAACCTTTAATGTCTGACCATATGGATTAAAAATCCATATGGTCAGCATGATGCTGGTTGTATGGACTATGATGCCCCAGGGCATCAGTCCACCCAACCAGACATTAAGTAATTTTATGTATAATAGGGTATATAGTATATAACTAGGTTTTCAAAAGTACTTAGAATCTTTGGGGGTTATAGAACCATATATATAACAAAATGGAACTCATTGTAGCTATAGCACGAAATGGAGTTATTGGAAAAAACAATACAATACCATGGCATGTACCAGAAGATTTAATTCGGTTTAAACATATGACTATGGGAAATATTATCGTAATGGGGAGAAAAACATTTGAAAGTTTTCCAAACGGGCCTCTGAAAAATAGAATGCACGTTGTATTGACTAGAAAACCTATACAGTCTACTATACCGAATGTAGTTTTCATATCTGTCGATAAACTGCGAGAAACCGTGGAGCCATATAAACATACTAAAAAGATTTTTGTTATTGGCGGAAAAGAAATATACGATTTATTATTTGATTACTGTGATATATTTCATATAACACTGGTGGATACTTATCCAGAAGGAAATATCGTGTTTTCACATAACGTGGATTATTTTATTGAGAATTATATGTTGGGATATTCCAGCGAATGGTTTTTATCTAAAACGAGCGTCTTGTATAAATACTATACATTTTACAAGAAATAGCGTATATTTAGTGCATTATTATATATTACACTAAATATATAATGGATATTGTAATTGAACCAGTAAAGATCGAAGATGAACAAGAAATAGTGATAAATCCAGAGCCAGATCCAGACCCAGAAACATCTATTGTACATCTATATAAGAACATTGACTATTATGATATAGACAGGCAAGTGGACATAAAACAGTTGTATCTTCGCCACATTCGTCAACAACGACTTGACCAACAAAAACTAGAAACGGGTGAAATCCGCGTAATACACCCTATGGAAATAACTATAGAACCATGGGATGGACCTATACTGAACCCTGAGAATGGACTAGACCCAGATAGTGAATTAGTACCTAGTCCTGACCAGGAAGATGAACCTGTACCAATAATAGGAACTACAGCTTGTGGGCCATGGGGGAGTGATTGCAAATCATGTTGTTATTTTCTATGTAATGTTTGTCAAAAAACCGTATGTTCTCGGTGTGTTTGTTGCAATAGTATAATGAGCATTGTCAGACCATTTTATTTTTTCATATTGTATTTGTTTACTTCGGAAGTTAACTCCGAAGCAGATATGTATATAGACTATTTCAATATTAAAATTAAAAATGACCAAGACGAAGTATCTGCCATGCAAGTAATGGAAACAATGGTATACATATGTTTTGAGTTATACAAAACATTGATAGGTAGTTTTCTAACCGTATTTACATCACAAAGATGCGGTAATAGAACTTGTACCATTTGGGAGAACATAGTGCCAAAGAATGACCTAGAACTAACTGGAATAGTGCTCAATTTTTTGATGGCCACTACATTGTTTATTGAATATATTTTTGAAATAATGAGAGAGGCATATTTAATAAAATACCTTAAATATGACAATAATATTGCGAACAATGGTCTACATATAGCATCAATGTACAGATATTCTGACCGCATTATTTTCATGAAATTGATGCCATTGTATATATATTATATTCGGTTTAGTTACGTAGTTCTCCTTGTATATATAATCAATGTTGTTGTAAGTGCAATTATTATTGAAACCAACTATTATGACAATACATCATTATTTAGTTTTGTTACAAACGCGCTGTTTATTGTCTATAAAATATACAATGTCGTCGAAGTAACTAGTTATAAAGGTAACTATTTTTATTCTGCATATAAGCGGAAAAACATACATTACAATACAATCAAACCTAAATATATTCACAAAGATTTACCCAATATGGACGATGCAGTATAATAAAATCCATATGGTCAGAATGATGCTAGATATATGGACTATGATGCCCAGGGGGGCATCAGTCCACTCAACCAGTCTTTATATAATTTACTATTATACTTGGCTCTATATATGGTGTCATGTTGTACCATACCACAAACATACTATTGCAAACACATATAAACAGTACTAGATAATATAGTATATCATATAATATCATAGTAGTAAACAACTCAGAAATGCAGTCATTATTATTATTATTGTTGTTGGCTTTCCTTGTTATACCAATGTATCATGGATTTTTGAATAAAATCCAGTTGAAATACGTCAAACATATATTAAGTTCTCCCGAAACTACCGATGAAATCAAAGAAGCAACTCGCGAAATACTGGTGGAGAATTATCAACCATGGTTAAGAAACCACTATAAATCATTTATTCGGCAACATGCGAAAACAATGAACTGTATATATGTAAGAGAACTATACCAATATGCTATATATGGGTTATTGGATAGTTTGCGTGCGTATAATGGCTCGGTTGGATTGCATAAATATGCGGATAAGTTTGTATTTGGGCAAATGTATAAAGGTATGAATGAACTGTCTATCTTACAACCACTGAAGTTTAGTCAAATGAAACAAGGTCGTCGGACATTGAAGCCCGTATTAGTGTCATATGACGATTACTGGATGTTTGATAAATTATCTTTGAAATCTGAAAAAACGAAGGATACAATTGTGAATGATGTCCAAGAAATATTGAGATGTTCTCCCGGAGAATACCGGCGATTATTTTATTTGCGATACGATTATAATACACTTGACACTGTCCGTCCTATTGAAGATATATGTGAACTAGAAGCATTCAGTCAAGAAACCTATCGCAAAAAGATGAATGCGATTTTGCGATATATTCACGCCAAGTTGCATGAATAAAAATCCAAACTGTAATAACTGTAATAAAGAATAATAAATATATTTGTATATAAATATATCTATTACGATAGTAGAATAGATTTGAATGGATAGTATACAACCTCCATATCAATCAGGGGAATTGGATTGTACTGCAGAAAATGCAATTTATATATGTCCGCATGTATCAATGAATTACGGGTATTATTTGCCTGCGTCTAAACAGCCTTTATCTGGAAATACATACAACTTTATTTGCGAAAAAAAACGAAATATAGAAATATTTGTAGCGCCATTGGCATTGCGTCATTATTTTACAAAAGAGTTTGTACCTTATGGAGAATATAAGGCAAAAGTGGAAGAATATATACATCATCTTCAAAATACGCAGTCAATGTGCAATGTTATTATAGAACCAAATGCTACTCATACGAATACATTGAAAAAAACAAATAGCTATTCGGATTTAGGAATATTTAATGACTGGTCGTATAGATTGAAAATCCATACGGACCAGCATGATGCTAGCTGTATGGAAAGTAATGCCCCTGGATATCACGACACACAGCTAGTCATTAAAATGATGGAAATCTTTGGTAGCAATATAGACCAATAATATCATATTATTGGGTGGTATTATAAAAAGTATTTGTATATTTATTATTTAATGTCTGACCGTATGGATTAAAAATCCATATGGTAAGCATCATGCTGTTTGTATGGACTATGATGCCCCGGGGCATCAGTCCACTCAACCAGACATTAATTGTCTTGTCATATGAACTCATATCCATCCACAACAGTGTATACCACCATGTAAGACCAATTACATAAAATAATTCGTTCACCCCTTATAGATAAAATATGTAATTATTATAAATATGTATAATTACATCATTTCGTTTTTTTCTGAAAAAAAAACATCTAGATTTAGTGAACATGTTAGATTTAGTGAAGACTTTAGAAGAGCATACAAAAAAACATGGATTAACACCATAAAAGACTATGTGCCATAAATATACCATAACGAGCTATACTAGGATGTAATGTAAAACACGATATGTTCATCATGCTGGTTTTATTGACTATTATGCCAGCCACGGTACAATTAGTAAAAATGTCCATCAAAAAACATATTTTCTTAGGTGGTATAAAATCAACAAATAATGACAATGTATTAATGTCTGACCGTATGGATTAAAAATCCATATGGTCAGCATGATGCTGGTTGTATGGAACGTTATGCCCAGGGGGTATAACGTCACATATCTAGACATTAATTAGACTATTTATAAAACAAGTTCAAATATTTATCATGCATGTATACATATTCATATAATTATATTTATTTTTATTTTTATTAGACCTTCTTCTTCACCACCTTCTTGACAACTGGCTTGGCAGCTTCTTCTGCGGGTGCTTCCTCTGATGCAGGTGCTTCTGGAGCTGGTGTAGACTTCTTCACAACCTTCTTGACAACTGGCTTGGCGACTTCTTCAGCAACTGGTGCAGGTGCCGGTTCTGGTTCTGGTTCTGGTTCGGCTGCCGGCGCAGCATCTTCATCATCACTATCTTCCACTCTGGTTTGAGTTTGTAGAGAAGGTGATGCTTGCTTTGCAGGTGCTGGCACTGCAACTTGCGCGACTGGTTCATCATCGGCGTCTTCCACAAGCTTTTGCGTTTCGATAATAGTACGCTCTTCGGCAGATAACTTGATATGGCACTTTCCAAACACACTGACGATTTCACGAGGCTTTACTACACCTTGGACTAACTTCCATGTAAGACCCCATCCCTTACCGCCAATCCAAATACCGCCGCATTGTAAAACACAGGCAATTTGAGATTGTTTAGGAACAAAATCTACTGGAGTAAGATGAGGTTGGTCACATGGAAAGATAAGCTCAGACTTGGTATCATAGAGCTCCACATTCCACTTGCCATCATAGTATGGCACCTTGGCACGAATGGACGGAGGCTTAGTGGTGTCGATTTTCTTGGTATCCTTATTGCGAGAATACTTCAAGAATGGAAAGAATGTATGCTTACAAACAGCGAGTGACATTTCTTCACCCCACCAAAGCTCGGAATTAGCGACTGCATCGGATAAGATTTGGGTTTCAAAATCCTTCAGCTTTTGCAGGAAATCGCGGACTTGGGTGTTCGAATATTCCTCATTAGGAAATTGAAGTGATAAACTATACTTACCATCACTTTCTCCCGTCTTTTCATCGACGAAATCAGTGATGCCCCAAGTCATCAACAAGGGGGTTGAAATATGTAATGACCGATTAGTTTGTTTACTAATCATACTAATAGACTTTCCACCGCGGTCATTGACCTTAGGGGCCATATACTTAATAGCGGACGGGGTCCATTCAGAGGTTTCAAGAACAACAGGCTTAGACATTTTGATTTGAGAGTGAGTGTGAGAGATTAATAAGAGATATACGACTTATATGATATACATAGGGGTATGTCTTTAAATCAATTTTCTGATAACACTTTTATAAATAACATGGATTTTATATTGACTGCATTTTACGTAACAAAAGTATTTTATTTTTATATTATTCTAATGTATAGATGTGTAGTGTGATGCCCAGATGCATAATAGTCCATAAACTAGCATCATGCTCACCGTATGGATTGAAAATCCATACGGTCAGACAATAAATATTATCTAATATAAAGTTATATAAAACTATTTAGCGTTACATAATACAATGACAAACGCAATGTCTACATTATCAATGCCGAGTGAGCAATATAAATATCAATACTCTAAATATTATAAAGGAGAACTTTCTATAAATAAATGCAAATTACCAGAGTTAAAAGACATGGCGAGATGTTTTAAAATCCGTATAACTGGAACAAAACCCGAATTGGTTGACCGGATTGAGTTATTTTTTAAGAAAACTAAATGTGCTATACAAATACAGTCCATGTTTAGAGGTCATTTAGTCAGGTTCTCTATTCGATTAAGAGGATGTGCATTGAAAGAGAGAACCTTGTGCGTTAACGACACGGATTTCTATACATTGGACCCCCTTAATGAAATAGAATACAATGATTTCTATAGTTATACGGATAAAACCAAGTTTATTTATGGGTTTAGTGTAAGTTCTCTTATTTCTCTTTTTAAACGTAGTGGATATATCACAAATCCGTACAATAGGGAGAAATTGGATTTCAAAACAATGAACGAAATATTTTTATTGCACAAACTAAACAATATATTGTATCCAGTCGTTGCTATTGAAAAACCTGCCACTGTTGTGACAGAAAAGCAATTGACAAATCAAGTTATACCTCCTACTACCACTGAAAATGCAGCTATAGATATGTCGGGTTCCACGCAAACAAATCAAATAGTATCTATAGTATCAAATCCTATCCACGCAAACAACGCAGGTTCTCATATTACTGCACAAGGTGTTCATGCAATTCCAGATGTTAGAACTCTGTCCCCAGACCAAGTAATAATGTTAGAACGTATGAATGATATACAATCGAAACCATTGGAAACCAGAATAAGAGAACTTTTCATGGAAATAGACCAATTGGGCAATTATACACAAGAAGAATGGTTTACCTCTTTGTCTATTCGTGGATTGGTCCATTTATTTAGATACTTGCATGATATTTGGAATTATCGTGGACAACTTACATCGACAATAAAATCCCGTATATGTTCTCTGCGAGACCCGTTTTATAACATGAATAGAGATGTGTACATGCATGGTATAACTGTAGATACATTACGAAATGAATGTCTAAGTGTGATGGAACATATGGTGTATACTGGTATAGATATTGAATATCAACGAATTGGGACATTGCATGTTCTCTCTGCATTTACCTTGGTGTCTATTCCGGCTAGACAATCCATGTATTGGCTATATGAAGGTCTTACATATTAGTGTCTAGATGTATAAAATATTTAGGAAAACATAAATATTTTATAAATGTGTGGACTCATGCCCCTGGGCATCACGACCCATACATCTAGTATCATGCTGGTCCGTATGGATTAAAAATCCATACGGACAGACATTAATGTCTGGTCGTGTGGATTGAAAATCCGTACGACCAGCATATAGGGTTAGTCGTGATTTTTGATGCCCTCGGGCATCACACCACACGACTAGACCTTAAAAAAACAAAATTATTTAGGAAAAACAAAAATCCGGTTTATTATTATTTAGGGACTGCGTATTTAGGTTCCCAAATTGAATTAATAAATACAATTGCGTTAAATGACTTAAAAAAGAAGCATATTATAGTATATACTTCCAAGAATGGTAAGACAAACAAAGCAAACCCCCGCCCCCGCTGTATCTGCTCCCGCCCCTGTCGTGGAGAATGTTGTTATTGAGGCTAAGGCCCCTAAGGCCGCTAAGAAGGTCAAGGAGCTCAAGGCTGCCGCCCCTGTTGCGGCAGCTGCCGCCCCGGTTGTTGAGCAAGCCGCTGCTGCTGAGCCCGAGGTTGTTGAAAATGCTACTTCATCCAAGCTTGCTGAGTTCGGGGCCAAGGTCCAACAACTCACCAATTTGCTTTCTACCCTCAAGTCCGACTTCAAGACCCTCGAGAAGTCCATTGCCCGCGACTTGAAGGCCGCCCAGAAGTCATCTGGCCGCAAGCACAAGGTCACCAACGTGAACCGTCAACCATCCGGCTTTGCCAAGCCCACTCGCATCAGTGACGAGTTGGCCAAGTTCCTCGGCAAGCCAGTTGGTACTGAGCTTGCACGCACTGGCGTCAGCAAGGAGATTAACGCCTACATTCGCTCCCACAATCTCCAAGATAAGACCAATGGCCGTCTTATCCACCCCGACACCAAGCTTGCCAGCCTTCTTAACATCAAGAATGGCGAGGAGCTCACCTACTTCAACCTCCAACGCTACATGAAGCACCACTTCGTTAAGGAGGCTGTCGCCACTGCCTAATGTCTGACGGTATCCATACAGCTAGACATTAATGTCTGGTCGTA